GTGAGGCCGGTGTTCGTGGTCATGGTGATCGTTTCCGCTGCTGCCGCCGTGTTGCGGATGGTGACCTCAAAGGTCTGACCAACAAACGCACTCGGAAGCGCCGCCACGATGCTCGCCGCAGTGGGGAACAAGTCGGCACGCGCCGCGCCGTTCGTGTTGCGGAGGATCAGCCCGCCCTTCAACTGCGCCGCCGTGTAGGTGACCGCTGCCGCCGTGGCTTCCGTTGTTACCGTGATCGCGAAGTACGGGAGCGATTGGGTATTCACGACGACGCCAGTGCCCTTCGCGGACAACGGCAACGAGACGTTCGCTACATTCTCGACTTCCGCGATTACCCCAGTTTCGGTCGCAATCGGACCACTCCAATTTGAAATTGCCATATGATTCTCCTTATTAGGCGGGGAGCCTTGCGACTCCCCGCGAGTGGGTTAGTTGATGCCGGGGCTGCCCCAGATGCCGAGGGGATCGCTCCATCCGACCGAGAACCGCATGCGGGACTTGTACCGCATGTTGCCGGTTTCCCAGTCGCCGTCGTCGGAGAACTTCACCGGGACACGCTCGAACATCTTCAGTCCATCGGGAACGTCCGTCTTCAGGAACCAGGCATTCGGGTCCGTCAGGCGGTTATTGACGACGTAGCCGCCGGGGAGGAAGCTCGTCGAGACGATGCTGTTGATGTCGTTGTTCGAGGTGCCAGGGCGGAGGACCGTCTTCAGCAACCGCTCCGCAGTCCAGGCGTACTCGACGGGGATAATCATCTTCGTCGGCTGGGCCTGGATCAAGAGGCCCCGTTCATCCGTCCACTTGGCGATCTGAATGCGAGCCGCGTCAAGCGCGGTTTCGTTCAGGTCAACGCCGGTCGTGGGGCGGTTGGAGTTCGTGCCGCCGTTGACCAGCGGGTGAGCCGTCGAGAACAGAACCACGCCGTCGCCACCGAGGCCGGAGGTGAAGCCGTTGTTCAGGATCGAAGCGGCCACGATCTCCTGGGTGTGAGCCATGGAACGAGCCAAGGCCTTGGTGTAGCGACCGGCCACCGGGATGTACAGATTGTCCTCGATGGCTTCTTCGGTGATCGCAAACCCGAGAGCGTAGGTGGTGTGCGTGTACCGGGCAGTGAACGCTTCCTGCGCGGTGTCGTAGGTGATGCCCGCGCCTTCGTTCTTCACCGCGGCGAGGCCGAACATCGAGATCTTCTGCTCTTCCTCAAAGCTGCGCTTCGAGGTCTGCCGCTGGAAAATCTCGGACCACTGCGGCGGGTACTGCTTGTACTCGTCGCCCCAGACCTTGTGCAGGCCAGGCAAAAGCTGTTTCTGTTGTTGTGCGCGTGTGATAGCCATGACTTAGACCCCTAGGATGTTCCGGTAAGCGTGGACGTTCTGGTTATACATGCAGATGACGTCGGTGTAGGAATCGCCCGCGGCGTTCCCAAGGACAGGAGCGATGTCGATGATGCGAACACCCAAAGTGTTGGTCGTGGCAATCGTGCTGGCGTCCAGTTGGACGCGGGAGTTGCCGGTGCTGGTGCTGCCACTCGAGAAGTTCGTCAGCGCGGCGTTCTTCCCGATGGAGGTATACGCCACCGAGCCATTGGCCTGAATCTTGAACTGCAAATCCGGGTGGTCCATGATCAAAATGTTGATCGGGCCGTTGGCGTTGAAGCTGGTATACCCATTCGCCGGGAAGTAGTTCGCGGTAACAAACTGCTTGTTCGTGTCGAAGTAGGTGCAGCCGATGAAGATTCCGGTGGGGCTGTTGCCGTTTCGGGTGGTCGTCGGCGTGGCGGTGACGGGGGTGGCGACCCCCGCCCCGACGTTGACGATGTCCCCGTTGAAGAAGCCGGTCGCGACGTTGGCGGTCAGAAGGATCGAGCGGATAACTCCGTTCGGGCTCCCGCCAGCCAGGACAGTCGGCTCCAGGCCGTAGGGCGTAGAAGTAGCGGACATTGAAATTCTCCTGGTGGTTGGTCACCGCTCAGGAAAACGAATCCAACTATTCGCCGGTCCCGAAGTCGAGAGCCTGCCGGCCTTTCGTGGCCGTCTGCTCAATGCGATTTTCGGTGAACCGTCCATATTTGGGATCTGTCTTCACGGCGGCGAGATCATTTCTCACCCCCGCCAACTCGATCCGGTTCTTCTGCTCGAAGTACGCCCTGCGGCTCGCCATCATTTCCGACGACATCCGGCACAGCGTCTGGCCGCCGAAGTCAATATTGCCCTTCCCGGTATGACCAAAGATCCGCGAGGTGACCTCGGGATATTCTTCAGCGGGGACTGGAACCCAGCCCTCCTGGAGGCGCTTATTCATATTGACAACGTGGGGTTCACCCTGGACGGCGTGAGCACACCAACGGTGTACCCAGCCCTCGCGGTGAGCAGGTTCCGGCAAGTGGGACGGAGGTTCCCATTGCGCTGTGCGCGACTTGAAATCGCGGGTCTCTTCGGCGCGTGTGCGACGTGGTGTTTCCATTATTGATTCCCCTTTTGCAACATTTCCCAATAGTCTTTGTGGGAGATGCCCAATCCGTCAGCGACTGCCACTTCATCGCGGGACAGTCGAATCACACGCTTGCCGTGTGCAGCGGTATTTACGCGAGAGGCGTTGGTCACCGCAGAGACCCTCGGGCTGGTTGCGGACGTTCGGGCTTCGGCGCCGACGACATCCGGGAATCTTCGACGAATTTCTTCGTCGATTTTATCGTAACACGAACGAGAGTTCACATCGTGACCCACTCGGCCAAGCGCCGCCTGGTAGTTCACGGCGTACTGCATGCAAGCTGCGGCCTCAGGCGAGGAGCGTGCCTTGTTTAGCCACTCAGCGTTTCGCTGCGCCCACGAGAGCGCCTCTTCGTCGATCTCCGGCTGCTCTGGCTGCTCGGGCTGCGGCTCGGCCACCATCGGAACGTCGACCTGCTGGAGCTGCTGCGGGTTCCAGTTCTCGACCGCCGTCTTCGCTGCGGCGAGTTCGGCCATCTGCTGAATCAGAAGCGATTCTTTCTCGGTGTCGCCGGTCTCTTTCGCCTTCGCGATCTCGTTGCGGACTGCCTGCTGCCGCGCAACGCGGTGGTCGATGGCTTCCTGCTTGAACCCTGTTTGAAGTGAGTTCAGGCGGTTGGCGAGTTCGTTCTGGTGGGCGATGGCCGACTGCGCCAGCCTCATCGCGGCGAACCGTTGGCGGTCTGCTTCGGCCGCCTTGCGTTTCTGCTCGTTAACCTCGTAGGTCATCCGGGCGATTCGCTTCTGTACCTTCTCGCTGAGGGAGACTTCCTCTTCGGAGGACATCTCCGGGACTCTCTTATTGGTCCGCTCCTTGGCCGGCTGCTTCAGGTCCTCCGGGGTCTCGTCAACGATCTCAATCTCGACTTCCTCTTGCGGGGCTCCCTCGCCAAGGGACTCGTCTAGGAGTATCTCTTCGTCCATTATTCACCCCTCCGTACCAGATCCGGGTCCGTAATGACGCCTTCGATGGCATCGTCCACGATCAAGCGGAAGTCGCCATCTGTAAACCTCAAGGCGACTTTGGTTCCGGTATACGAGCGGAACATCACCACGTCGCCTACCTTGCAAGCGGGGGTTCCTCGGCGCACTGGGGGGTGAACGTCGAAGTTCATGAAGCAATCGGGGCCCATCGACAGCACCTTCCCCATCTGGGAGGCCTGATCTTCGAGGCGGGCGCGTTCGTCAGGGACGGCAATGCCGCGGATCTCGCGGGGGGCTTTCACAATCTCAACGAGAAGGTGATACCTGGTCGGCTGAATAATCTCAGCGGGTGTTTTTTCGGTCACAGTTCCTCTTCGTGCTCGCGATTCTTTTCGGATTCGCGGATCATATGGATCGTGCGTCGGTAGGCAACTACCTGCCCGACGATGAAACGGTAGTCATCATAGCTCTTGGCTGCGCCTTGAGCCAGTTGCTCCGTCAGTTGCTGGATGAGTGCTTCGATTTGCTTCATCACGTCACATCATCTGGTCAATTCGAGCAAGAATCTCGGCGATCTGCGCTTTGATCTTCTCGATTTCGATGTTCGCCATAGGGGCGTTCACCTTCGTTTCGGCGAGGAACTGCTGGTTGCGGTCAAGCGCCGCCTCCTGCGCCATACGTTCCTGCGACCGGATTCTTTCGATCTCCACTTGGTTGCGCTGCTGCGACGTCATTGCAGTCAGTTGCGCCTTGGTGGCGTCGGACTGGGCCTTGCGTTGGATCTCAGCCTGCTTGAGTTGCAACTCCATCTGCTGCATCTGTAGCACCGGGTCCTGCGCTTTGGCCTGTGCCTCTTGCTGTGCGGCCGCCTGCTGATTCTTCTGAAGCAGCTGCCGACTCGCTTGAGCCACTGCAACCGCCAACTGCGATTCAATATCGCCGGGAAGCTTCTGGTCAAGGCCGGGGAGCGGTACGCCGAGTTCCCGTTCGATGTTCGTCCGGTACTGGTAGGCGAAGTGTTCGGCGATGTGGGCCTGCGCCGCGGCGAAGATTGCCTGCGCCTGTGGATTCTGCCCAAGCGCGGCTGCCGTTGCCGGATCCTGGACGAAGGCCGTATGGGATGCGATATGCGCTTCGTGGTCCTGCCACTCGAAAGCCTTCACCGGCTTGCCCGTGGCGATAGCCATATTCTCAACAACCGGATCGGCGGGCTTGATGTCCGTCTTATCGGGAATGATGAGTTGAACGTCCTTGATCCCCGCGATGGTCAGCATCTGCCGATGCAGCGCCGCGAGATCGTAGAGCTGCGGGGCCTGCTGAGCCAACTGGACCGCAACTTGGTACAGAGTAATCCTCTGAGACAAAGTCGCGGCGTTCGGGTCGGATACCGGGATGACGTCGATGCGGGAGTCAAAGTCGGCCTTCCGAATCAGGCGGCTGCCGCCCTCGACGTCGTACTCGTATTCATCCGGCGCCATGTCCCGCATGACCCGCGCCAGGATGCGGAACTCGTCGCGGAGGCTTGCGTGGAGCCGCGCCTGCACCGCGGACATCACCTTCATCTCCCGCTCCATCACGGCGAGCACGCTGCCCACGGGGGCGTTGCCGCTCATGTCGCCAACCTGGATGTCGGAGATGGAGGCGAGTCGGCGACCGTTCTCCTCGATGCGGTTCAGCAGCGTGAGCAGGGTGCCGGACGGTTCCTTGTAGGGCAACGGAAAGAAGGACTCGCGCAGGGTGTTCGCGCCGAGGTCCACGTCTCGCCACTCACCGGGAGGAACCGGGTCGTCGGATCCGGCCACGCGGGCGTCCTTCGTCTTAAACCCGCCGGGGAGATTCGCGAGAGTGCCGGCGTCGATGAGTTGCCGCTCGATGGAGGTGGCCGCCTTCGCGCTGCCGCCGACGAGATGCAGGACGCCATAGCCATAGGGGCCTTCGGCGGGGATGTAGCTGTATGCCGCATACCACACCAGCTTCTGCTTCCTCGGGTCGGGCTCGTCCCAGTTGCGCCGGATCGCCACAACAACGCCGTTGCGATCGAACGTCACCACATACGGAAGCGGGAGGCCGTCTTCGTTGCGGAGAGGGTCTTCCTCAAGATCCAGCAGGGTATGGCACTCATAGTACGTCCCTGGGTCGGATTCCATCGAGGATGGCGTCCGCTCGGTGGCCTCGTCGATAGCTTCCTGGAGGTCGGAAACGTCAGGCGTGTCGTCAACGGGAACGTCCATCCACTGCCCCGTCACCTGGAGCCGCTGCACGTCGGATGGGAATAGCCGGAGGACCTCGGTGTAGCGGGGCGCCGTCTGAAGCGATGACGCGCCGTAGGGGATGATCATATCCTGGGCGCGGACGTAGGTCGCCGCAGGTTTTCCGGTCTGGGTATCTGGGCAGACCTTGCGAAAAGCTGACCCGATGAACGCCAGCCCGAAGAGCAGCTTCTCGGTCTCGGTGCGGTAGTCGGGCATCTCCTCGGTCAGCGTATAGTTCATCCGGTCGCGGACGCGCTCACTCTGATCGATGACTTCCTTCGTCACCCGCCCCATGATCTTCACCTTCACCGGGCCATCCGCCGGGAAGATCTCTGTCATCGCGTTCGACTGGAATCGAACCACCGCCTCGGGGATCATTGTCGAAACGATGCCGCACGCGCCGGCCCATGGCTCCGTCCGGTCTTCCGGCTTGAAGCCGAGCAGCTTCATGCCATCGCGGAATCCTTCGAGCCAATCCTCTCGCGACTGCTCATCGGCCTTGACCAAGTCGATGAGATCGTAGCCGATAGAGTTGAGCCTGTCTCGCTCAAGGAATTCGGCAAGGTTGGAATCAAATGGAGCGTCCAGAATGCTTGAGGACTCTTCCGGGTCCTCGATGGTGATCTCGATGCTGCCGTCCTCCAGTTCAACGGTGGTCTCCTTCCCTTCGGGAATCTCGATTACCGTCTCCTGGACCTCGACCAGAGGGATTTCGTCGGCATTCACTCGCTCGATCATTTTCTCTTACAGTATCACATCAACTAATACTATGATTCATTCATTCGATATCACATCGGCTAATAGTAGGCCTTCACCTTCCGATAGGGGCGGTCTTCCTCTTCCTGGAGATCGTCATGCAGGCTCATGAACCTGCCGGAGCGGAAGCGCATCATCGCCATGATGACAGTATCAACGTAGTCGTCGTGATCGGCGGCGGGGAACAGCGCGACTTCATCAATGACGGCGTCAGCCCATTCGCGGGGAGGGTAGTAGACGAAGCCCTGCTCGAAGATGGGACTCACCGAGTTCAGCCGGACCATCTTGTCGCCGGTCTGCCAGGTCGGCGTGTAGGACTGAATACTCATGCCCGTCTGCCGGAGTTCGTGAATCAGCGGCGTTCCTGTCGCCTTCGCTTCGATGATGCAGGCATCGGGCTTCCACTGCTGGTACTTCTCCTTGGCCCGCTTCTTGAGCACCGGGAAGTCCACCTGGCCTCGCCATGCGTCGAGGAGGATGATCCCGTTGCGCCGGTTGCCGTGCTCATCGGCCGTATCGAACACGCCCCAGGTCGTCACGGCCGAGTAGTCGGATCGGGTGTCGGCGCTGAATGCCGTGTCCCACGTTTGGATGACGTATGAGCAGATGGGCGGCTTGAGGTCATAGTCGATCTCGCCGTCCTTGTCCATGCCCCAACACTTCCACCGCTCCCGCGGGACAATCGAACTCGTTTCCATGAGCGGGTTCTGCATGTATTGGGCATTCCAGCGCCACTTGATCATAGTGTTCTTGATTTTCAAAAGCTCTTCGACCTTCCAGTACTCCGGCCAGAGCGACTTCCACACCGGGTCGCCGTTCTGGTCGACGAGAGGGTCGCCGGCCTCGTCCTCCTCCATCAGCAGCGCGGGGAACTCAATCACCTCATACTGTTCGGCGTTCGGGTCCGTCCGCATCCGCTCAATGATCCGTCCGGTCATATCGAACGGCGACCACCGCTGCATCACGATAAGGATGGATCCGCCCGGCTGGAGTCGGGCTCGGACCTGCGTGAACCAGTTCCACACTTGGTCGAAGTTTTCCTTCGACGGCATGACGCTGGCCTTCTCTGACCCAATGGAGGACTGCTCCCCGTGCGGGTCGTCCAGAATCAGTACGTCCGCACCGAAGCCTACCGCGGTGGCCGTAGTCGAGGTCGCGAAGTAGTATCCGCCGGATTGCGTCTTGAATTTCGTCTTCGCCTTGGTGTCGGTCGATAGCCGGAAGTCCGGGAAGATCTCGCCGTACTCCGGCTTGGCGATGATGTCCTTGACGGATTGGCCGAGCTTCTCGACCAGCGTCAGGTTGCACGAGGCCTGGATGATTTGCTTCGTTGGATTCTTGCCGAGGTACCAGGCCGGGAAACGTACCGAGATGTGTTCGGACTTGCCGTGCCGCGGCGCGATGTTCACGATCACCCGGACGGACTCGCCGGAGTCGATGCGGTGGAATACCTCGGAAAGTTGACGAAGGTGCGGGCCTTCGACGAAGTTGGGGCTGACCTGTCGCACGAACGTGTTGAAGTCCGTCACGGCCTGGTCACGCTTGTACTGAGCCCTCAGTTCCTCCAGTTGCCGGAGAATGTTCGTCCGCTTGTCCTCCGGTAGGGCGCGGAATCGCTGGCTGATCTCGCCAGTCGGATCGCGGATGGCTGCGTTAATCTTCGCCACGAGATCCTGGATCGACAACAGCCGCTTCTTTGCCGCCTGATGCACCGTCAGGGGGACTTCCTTCTTTCCTCTCTTCATCTCCCCATTATTTCAGCAACGATGAAATACATAAAGTAATAGAAAAACTA